GTCAGCAAGACCCTTGAAGTAATTAAGGTCTTCATCTTCGTCTTCAATAACTACCGACTTACGCTGAGCCGCGGCCTTAAAAGGCACATCTTCATCGGAATTATCGACAATCTTAGCCGATGCCTTAGGTGCAGCAGCTTCAGTAGTATCACCAAGCACCTCGTTAAGGCGCTTCTTCAGGTCGTCATAAGACTTGAAGTTCTTCGGATCAACAAACTCCTTCAGAGAGTATTCAGACTTCCAAATCTTCTCCAACTCAGAATCATTGTCCGACAGCGCAGAAACGCCCTCGAATGTAGACTGATCGTAGTTGAGATAACCAGCAACCATACGGGTGCGAAGCTTGAAGTTGGCGCCCTTCCAAAGGTCAAACGGGTTGACAGCCGGATCATCCGGATACTGCGGGTTCATAGCAAGAGTGATCTTGTCAAAAATCTTCTTACCGAACTTGAACAAGAATACCTTGCCTTCATTCTCAGGGTTGCTCTGGTCCTTAATGACCTGAATGTTAGCGATGTAGTGAAGACGGCGCTTCTGATCACGGGCCTGCTTACGCTGCCACGAAGCATCATCATTAGATGCATTCCAGAGCGCAGAGTTGTATTCAGAAACCGGGTCCTTCTGACCGATGGTGGTCAGAGAGTTTTCGATGTACCACTTACCCGACGGACCCTTGAAGCCGTGGTCGAAGTAGCGAACCCAAGGAAGAGCATCATCACCATCGACAGCAGCCGCAGGCAGAAAGCGAATAACAGCAGAGCCGTTACCAGCCTTGTCGCGGGTCAAAGTCCAGAAACGAGTATCTACTTCACGGTCATTAGAACCCTGAGGCATATTGATCTTTTCGATTTCCTTGGTGAGACGACCGATATCGGCCGAAGACTTCTTGAGGGATGCAAAGTTTGACATTGTATGTTCTCCATATATTCAGTGTATGTTTTGTATATCAGTGTATTGTATCACAGGCAGTCTCGCCTGTCAAGAGTATATAGCCGTTTCTACATGCTCTTTTAGTATGTTCGCAAACTTTTTTTTGTCTAAGTCACGAAGGACAAAAGGCGCAAACTTCTTGGCTTTGAAGCTAATCTTAGACCAAATGAAATCATCTGGCAACTTAGCATCAAAGATCGGAATGAACTGGATGAAATAGTTGAGTATCACAAACGTTTGATATGATATAGTACCATTTATCAGAATCGGTATAATATTTGGATATTGACCGACAAAACGTAAGGCGGATTTGATATCTCCTATTCTCTCCAATTCATTCCGAAATATGTAAGACATGGATTGGTTGATCTTCACATATGCATTGGTGTTATCGAATGCTTCATCTTCTAATAGGTCACCAACCCATGTCTTATCTTTTAGTAGGTTGGCCACAAGGTGATCCTGCATGTTATCGCAGTTTCGGGCCAACTTCTCAAATTGAAATCTATCTCGTCTTGCTAGATAAGTTTCCTTAGCAATGTGCTTAGTCTTACCATTATACTTGAAGTAACAATAAGAGTCAAGAGTAAAATGGTTCTTTAGAGCGAGATAGAGACAGAACGTTTCATATCCGCTCAGTCTTCCCATGAAACATAATCTTCCTTAATAGGATTAAGAGCAGGAATATTTCCAAATCGCCGAGGATTAGTCTTCGCACCAGCAAGAATATCGCCGAGAGTTGGTTCTTTCTTCTCTTCAAGAACTTCGATGTAACCACGATCACGGAACTTACTCTTACGCCATTGCTGAATATTCTTAGGGTTCTGGACAATAAGCTTCCTGTCCCTAATCGCATCAAAAATCTTGCGAGTGATATAGAGACTGCCAAGATGATATGATGTCATGCAGTGAACATAATCAAAGTCGTTGATAAGGTCTTCGCGCGACTTATGACTGGTGAAGATGTATTGAATTTTCTTTCGATCTTCATTCCAAACTTCTTTAACTGCATCATTATTTCGCGCATAGTCTTGCGTCTTATCAGAGATGGTGGGAAAAGAAATCTGCATCTTACGCTTGACGGCATCATGCATTTTCTTTTGATCTTCAGGATTATGATGGCCGAGAACAAAGATATCAATGTCCTTGACCATTTCGAAATGCATCCGAGATGCAAAACAACCACCAGCCACAACAACAAAGGCGTTGCTTTTCACCCAGTCGGGGATGGCTTCTTCAACGTAAGCTTTCGCATTTTTGATGCGGTCGATATCATCTTCTGAAAAAAGATGCGACTTCAATTCTGTGTTTGTGTCTGTCATAGCTTTCTCATAATCACGAACCGCATTCATGGTTGTCCATAGCGGCGGAGGTTTAATTCCAATCATACAGGTAACTTGTTCGTATTCGACTTTGCTAAGAAATTGAGTTCTTCGGCTTCGATCTTGATCTTGGCCTTCAAGGCACCACTGATAAGCTTTGATGCAAGTTCAATCTCAAGCCCAGTAGATTCACAATACATGATAATTGCATCCATATATGAAACATTCTTCTTCTTCACCAAAGTCTCAATATTCAGTGAGAACGTTGTAATCTCTTCTTTCGTGGGCATTTACTTGCTCTTATCACATTCGTATTGGTTCGATAGCTTGTAGTTTGTAATCACATCAATCATTTGCTTTTCACCATTTCTTTCAATCAATAGCTTCACTTTTTCTTCTTTTCCTTTTTTTTCCTTTTTTTTTCTTAGCATGTCTTTCGGTTTTTTTACATGAATTCCATCAGTGTGTTTACCTGGTGTGAAGATTTCTATTACTTTATCACCAGCTTTAATTCCTGCCTTGTCAGCCGCACCATTCGCATCAACAGAGTTTATAATAACAGAACTACCATCGTCTGTCAACCCAACATTTACATTAATCGCTCTCCATCTCACTTCTTTGAATAACTGGAAATCATTGATTACCTTCTTTACCAGATTGGATGGAATACAGAATCCATATGAGCCACCTTTTCCTTCAAGCATCAACTCGCTAACGCAAACGACTTCCCCATGCTGATTGAATACTGGGCCGCCAGAATTACCTTCGTAGATTTTGGCATCAACCTGATCAACATACTTTGGATTTGGACCAGTACGACGATTCTTTGCAGACACAATACCTTCTGATACTGTCCAATATAGTCCCCATGGATGCCCGATGATTACCACCTTGCTGCCAGGAACTGATTGATCACTATCACCAAGTGAAAGAATAACAGCTTCTTCGTGCTTTGTAAATTCATCCCATTTCTTTAGCTTGATTATAGCAAGATCGACAATAGGATCAGTATAAACAACTTCGGCTTCATATCTTACCTGATCATGATTAGAAACAACTGTGAGCTTGCCTTTGCCCTCAATCACATGATTGTTGGTAAGGATCATGTTTTCACCGATGATGAATCCTGTGCCAATACCACCATTTCCCGCATCTATTTTGTTTTCGATGAGTACTGTGCCGTTCTTAACACCATCGACCAACTCTACAGTATTTTCTGGTAGGTACTTGCATCCTACTAGAGCAAGAGCCATTAGCCCTATAATTGCATATCTCATTCGCTTGTTCCTTTTGTTGGAGGAGAACCTTGTTCTACTATCTCAATACTTTTTGGATGACCTGGTTCGTAAGTGTCTTCTTGTTTAGTCATTAGCCTTGCAATCATATCACCAATGACAGAAGAAATATCGAAAGTTTCGCCATCAAATGGCACACCTTCTCCCTGACCTTCCATCGGAGGGATTCCATTGATAACAACTTCTTTACCCTCTTGCATAGCCTGCTTTGCCTTCTCAAACTCGGACGCGCGATTGTTTGAGTATTTTACATAGAATGTTTTTGGTGCAATACGTGAATACGAATATTCATACCACTTAACTTTTTCTTTCAGAAACACACTGATATAGATTGCGCCTTCGAATGATTCTGATGGATTAATAATAACAACAGAAGCAAGATTGCCTTTGACTTCACGCGGTTCTTCTGCGGGCCAACCTTTAACACCATCAAGTGAGAAGTACACACAGTTGGCTAAGATCACAAGTAAGGCAATAGAAACAAACTTTGCTGATAGATTATTCCAGTACAGCGATATTGCCATAATAAGTGCAGAGAATAGAGCGAATATTAGTAAGAGTATCTGTGTCATTTCTGTTCCTCTCCTCTTGATCCCATTACAGAAACATAATCAGTCATAAGACGAATTACATTCTTGTTATCTCCCATAACGAACCTAAACGCAGTCTGCTCTTGCCACACTTGCGTCATTGTTAATATAACCTTCTTCACAGATACAAGACTTGGATTGATTTTCATTAGTTCAACAGTGACAGGCACATTCACAGGAGCATCGATTGGCATACTCTTTTCTTCTGTTGCAGCCTTACATGAATAGACATGAACATTCACAACATACTCACCAGGGAATGTGCCACGCAATGTTACGTATTCTTTGTTGTCTGGATCAATAACAGTTTTCTGGCCGCCCACATCAAAAATACTACGGCGTTGTCCCATATCGTCACGCTCAAGATACATCAATCCTGATTCAGGCATCTTATATGAAATGATATTGTTTTGTGGATCACGTACCCATATATCAAGATCACAATCTATGTTCTCAGGCCATTCCATAGTGATAATGTAATCTGCATTCTTTTTGATGCCTTCAGTTTGTTTTGAGATTGGCGCAATAAGAAGCGTTGTAAGAATGAATAGAAAAACTGTGCCAGTCAGTAGATTAATCAGTAGGTCTATGTAAGCGGTACGAAAGTCAAATTTTCTATGGCTCATCGTATGTCACTACATATAACAAACTTTTTGATATCAAGCTTGCCAATATGCCCACTGCATTCGTGTACAAGGCAATACCAAGACCAACTGACATGTTAGCTAATAAAGATGCTAGACTTGTTGGATCGGTAACGGAAGCTGATGTAATGCCAGATGAAAGTAGATAGATGAATCCAACAACGGTGCCCAACATACCAAGGGCTAACATCTGTTCGGATAAAAACCAACAGGCGTCAACTAGCTTACTTGCATACTGTTTTGTATACGCGATATAGCCAATGACGCCTGTTGTGATAACGTAAAGAATAGCGAGTGCTGATGTGATCATTGTCACATCGTCGTGCCAAATCTTCTGTACAAGTCCCAAGTGATATGCCCAAAAAATACCAGAAGCTACGACTAAATTGGTGATCCACCAAATGTAAAACGATTTAACAACTCTCATACAGACCTCGCTAATTTAGAGACTGTACTATTTAGTGATTACTCCAGTCTAAGGGTTGCGACACCTGCCGCGACATTTAGACCAGTCTGACCAGAAATGGATACTGGATTGAGAACAATACCAGACTTGAAACCGCCGACGAGAGCGTTTACACCAACGCCAACGATAGCAGTTGCTTCAGCATTAAGGCCGGTGTAAGTTCCCTTGAGTCCAAGATTAGACTTACCGTCAACACCGAAAACGGCCCAAACGACAGTCTTATTGCCAGTTACGCCAACATCAACGCCAAGGCGTGAGAGTTCAGCATTATACTTCTTGGTGTGGCCCTGACTGTCACGATAGACACATTCACCCTGACGAACAGAGCCGATGAGAAGTCCTGGTCCGCCTTCGAACTGACAGGTAAGAGTGCCGAGCTTCACGCCATTAGCCTGAGCAGGTGTAAGCATGAATGCGGTAGCGACAAGAGCCGCAGCAATAGTAGTCTTAATCATATTATTCTCCAGTGTTTGATACAAAATTGTTTAGTAACTTCGCCATCTCAATGACTGCATTAGGATCCATCTTAGGAATCTCAGGAAAAGCAGGAACAGAAGTGTTGATGCCGCGTTCGGCCGCAGCAATAGCAAGTTCCCTTAAACCATTCCAATCGTTTTCGAGACGAATGCGTTCATTCATGAGATTTTCGTTGATGATAGATTGAGCCATTTCTAGAAGATTATAGCGAAGTTCATATGGTGTCTTAGTCATAATATTTTCCTTGTGTTTGTGTGTTAAGTGGGCCCGTTCTGTTTCTAGGTGGAACCCATACCCACCAAGTTAAGCCGCTAGGGCCATCTTGTATGGAGCGTTATCATTCGCTGCATTTAGTTTTTTTGCGCTTGTACGTAGTCGCCTACGATTATCT